AGTGGTGCTCCTTAGCCCTGGATCTGGCCGGGCTGGACGAAGATCAGGCCGATATCGCCGGAGACGGCGGACGCCAGGGCGAAGCCGACCACGCGCACATTGGCCCCGGCGGCGGGGGCCGGGGCGACGGCCTTGCCATCGGCATCCGCCGTCACCCAGCCCCCGCGCGTGACCGCGCCGCCGAACTCGACCTCGGTAATACCGAGGTGGACAATGTCGGCTCGGGTGCCACTGGCGGCACCGCCGGGGGTATCGACAACCCCGATCAGGGCATCAGCGGCGGCGGCCGCCTGGACGATGAGGCCATCGGAGGCGCCGAACTTCGCGATGCGGCGATGGCCGACCGCCCCGCCCGTGGTGTAATTCTTGACGATCAACTGGTTCATGCCTTGGCGCCTTTCGTGTGGATGCGCTGAAGGGCCTCGGCGGGGGAGATGGTCTCGCCCGCCCCGGCAGCCGCCGAGATCTCGGCGGTGATGGCGCCCGCGATCGCGAGCGGATCGGCGAAATCGACAGCCGCCGCGTGTCCCTTGGCGATTTCGCCGGTAACAACGGGGGTCGGGATGGCCGCCAGCAGTCCGCGCAGGGCCTCCCGGGCCGGCTGCTCGACCGTGGCGCCGGCATCGGCGAAAGACACCGTGCCCTCATCGAGCTGGGCGAACAGGGCCACGGCCCGGTCGCGCAGGCCGATGGGCAGGCGGCCATCGGCCACGACCTGGTCGACGAAGGCGGCATCCTCGACCGCGCGGCTGGCCCGCCCCTGGGCGGCCAGGGCATCCTGGTCAGCTTTCACGCGGGCCTCGCGGGCCGCGAGATCGGCCTCGCGCTGGGCCAGCGCCTGAGCATCCGCCGCAGCGGCATCTTTGGGCATTTCGACTTCCTCTTCGTGCAAGGGGGCCGCAAAGGCGGCGTCGGCGGTGGCGGGCTCGATTTCTGCCTCGGCAGAGAGCATCTCCACCAGGCGGCGCAGCAGGGACTTACCGGCCGGGGCCGCGAATTCGACGGTGGTTACCCCCTCGGGAGCGTCGGCGAACTCGATGGGGCGCAGACCCTTGACCGCCGGGGCCGCCGCGCCGAGAAACCCCACATGGCGCAGGTACCAATGACCCGGGGCAGGCGAATTGGGGGCATCGGGCCGGAAGAATGAGGCCGAGACCTTCGCGTAGCGCCGCGCCTTTACAAGGTCGGCGAATTCATCCGCGACGTCGCCGGGGACCGCGACGAGCTTGCCGTCCCGCACCTCAAGGGCCCGCACCCAGCCGTAAGCCGGCCCGTCAGTCTTCGGGTGACCCACCACCAGGGGCGCCTCGTGCCGGGCGGGGTCGTAGGACGCGACAACATCAGCGAGCATCGCCTCGCCAAAATCGGCGGTCGAACCGTTGGTCGCGGTGTGTGTTCCGGTGCGGAAGATCTCGAAGGGCTTCATGGCCCCATTCTGGCGCGGCGCGGGGGCCCGGATCAGACATCAGGGGTGGGCCGGGGCAGATCGCCCCGCGCCGGGACGCCAGACCGCGAATTCGAGGGCTTCGAGAGGGGGCTACAGCGACGAAACCCCCTCGGCTGCACCCATGATCCGGAAAATCGGCTTTCGTCGCTCTACGGCCCTCTTTTGGGCCTTGGCCGGATCAGGCCTGGGCGGCCATCTCCAGAAAGTCGGCAAGGATCTCCAGGACCGCCGTCTCGTCCGCCTTCGACAGGCCGAGAAACGCGCGCTTGGGGATCGGGATCTTGTGCTCGCCGTAGGAGACCCACCGATCCTCCGCCCCCTCGCTGCCGCGTCTGGCGAAGCGCTGTTTCGATCCGACCCTGGTGCCGTCCTTTTTCGTGTAAGCCCCTTCGTCGGCCTGACGGAAAGCGACCTGGCGGCTTTGGGCGTGACGCGTGATCTCGCCGCCGAACTGGTGGATCGCGGCGTAAACGGCATTCGTGCCGACATCGAGCGTTCCATTCGCGACCTGGTACACGATCTGGGCCAGAGTGCCGGTTTCGCGCAGGATGCCCGGGCCCTTCTTCCGGGCGGCATAGGCGGGGCTCAGGCGCGGCCAGGGCGTCCCGTCGGGCGCCTGCTCGGCCAGGATCCGCGCAATGGTCGAAGCGCGCAGATGCTCGCCGATATTGAGCAGGGCTCCATTCGTATCGCCAGCAGCACCGGCCAGGCGTTGCAGCGCCTCCAGAATAGGCTGGTTGTCGACGGTGATTTTAACGCCAGCCATCCGTTATCGATCCTTGTCCCATGCCCGTCGAAGGCATATATCGTTGGGACCGGGATCGAGGCGCCGCACGCCCTCCGTAGATCCCGGCCGAGAGCGGGGCGGTCGGCTGCGCCCGCTCATTTCATTTGCGCCGGAAAAGCAACGCGCCCCGGCGGAACTGATCGAGGTAGCGATCCGTCGTGTCGAAGCCCGTGACCCCGACCCAGCCGGCGCTGGCCCATTCAAATCGCACGAACATCCCCTTGCCATCAGGCAGCATCACCCTCTGGAGATAGGATCGCCGCAACGCGACGCCGGATGCCACCTGGACCCAATCCGCCCAGATCTCATCCGGATCTTTGAGCGCATCCGCGAGGAGGCGAACGTAAAGGCCCCGGTCGCGTTTCAGCGCCTTAAGCCCGAACACCAGGCCGTCGCGGCCGCGCTGGACGAAGAGGGATTTGTCGACGCCAATGATTGCGCCGGACGCATCCCTATACTCCGCCCCCCGGTCTTGGCTGGCGCCGAACTCTGCCAGGAAGGCATCGACATAGTCGGTATCCGGCAGGCCCGCCGGCATGAGCCGATCGGCCGGCACCGTCCGTGCCGGCGGCATCGGCGGCAAGTCACTCCTCGGCACGGCCTCGCCGGCCCCCGCGATTGGCGCTGGCGGCAGAGGCTCCTGAAGCTCGACCGGGACCGCACCCCGCAGTGATGCCTCACCGACGTTGTACTCCCAGCCCCGATCTACGCCCGCGTAGCGCAGCACGATCTGACCGGTGCGCGGATCCGGCACCTCGCGCGGGATCTCCTTGGGCGCCGCGTCAGGTCCGGTCTTGTCAAGAGCCCGCATCTGGCGCTCGCTCAGCGCCTCGACGTCGCAGCCGCAGCCCCAGCCGTTGGGCGGATAGTGGACTTTCCACCAGGGATCGTCGGCGCGCAGGCACAGCCCGTCCCAGGCCAGGTGATGCTTGCGCGGATGTAAGGCACCGCTGTGCCTGTACCGCCAATAAGGCCGATATTTCAGCACGGCGGGCTCGGTCATCTGCTTGTATCGGCCGGCCATATAGGCCGTCCGCATGTTGGTCTGATAAATCACCCGCGCACGCCAGGCGCGGCGCTCTTCCTGTGTCTTGCCCCGGGCCTTGAACTTCCAGCCGGTGCGGTCCACCAACTCGTTGAACCCCCGCTGGAAGTCCTCGAAGCCGGTTCCCGACCGGATGGCCGTGTCCACCAGGCGGCGCATATCCGCCAGCATGTCGTCTTTCGTCATCCCCGCGATGGACCAGGCGCGGACATGGGCGCCGTGGCGCAGATCATCCCAGGCCCTGGTGGGCAGGTTGACCTTTCGCTCGAAATACTCGATCGCTTCTCGAAATGGCAGCGAGATGCCCTCAATGGCCACCCTGCACCTCCGCGCGGCCAGCCGCTTCTGAGATGATCAGGGCGCGCTCCATGGCATCCGCCAGCCCCGACGGGTCGAGGCTGGGGTAGAGAGACAGCAGCCGCTGGGCAAGATCCTCATAGGAGGTCGAGACCTGCACCGTCTCGATGATCTGCCGGATCATGGCCTCTATCGCCGGCCGGGCTTCCTCATCGGCGCGATCGACCAGCGGGGCCAGGGGATCCTCCTCGACCGGATCGGCGAAGGCCGGCGCTGGCGGGTCCGGCGCCTCCTCGTCATCCTCGGCCGCAGCTTCGGCCTGCTCGATCCACTCGCCGCCGTACGTCTCGTTGATGTAGTCGACGGATTTCGGCCGGTAGCCCATGGAAACCAACTTCTGGTCACGGTCCACCCGGTCATTCAGGTTTTCCTGATCCGAGAAATCGCGCCAGACCTTCGGCAGGCCCGCGCCGGGCATATTGATCTCGACGATCCATTTCACCAGGCTGGTGTTCAGGCTGGCTGAGACGGCATCCGCGTCGGCCTT